GCGTTTATCAAGATTAAGTACCCCGGATTGATCAAGCCGCAACCCGGCGAAGAAGACGACAACGCTGAGCCGATGGTGCAGACGCCAAACGGCGCAATTCCCGCGCAGCAAGCGGGGCAGCTTATCGGGCAAATGAACCAGGCGCTTGAAGCGATGCAAAGCGAAATTGACAAGAACGACATCACGCTCAAAACCGCCGAAATCAACGCCGAAAGCCGCGTGAAGGTTGCCGAAATCCAAGCTACGTCGCGCAACGATGTCGAAGAGTTGAAGGGCATGATTGCGATGCTAACGTCGCAAGTCGCGCCACCGCCACCGCCCGAGCTTATCGATGCGGCAATGACGACCGGCGAAGATCAAGCCAAAACCGACGCGATGGCGGCTTTCATGGAGCAGATCGGGCAAGCGATCGCGATGCAGGGCGACGCAATCAAGACGCTTGAAACGCGAGTGTTGGCGCCGCGGGAAATCATCCGCGACCCTGTTACGGGCCGCGCGACCGGGATGCGCGTAGTTGCCGAGCCGGCACCCGAAGCGCCTATAGACGCCGCGCCCGTCGCACAGCAGGACGTTGAATAATGGCTGACAATCTCGGTTATACCCCTGGCACTGGCGCTCTTGTTGCAACCGACGATGTTGGCGGCGTGCAGTTTCAGAAGCTCAAGCTGGACATTGGCGGCGACGGCGTATCGACGCCGCTAGTGGCGGGTAGCGCGGCGTCTGCGTCTTGCTTGCCAGTTGTCATTGCCAGCGATCAGGCGGCGTTTGCGGTCAACGCGCGCGCTTTTGACGGCGCTGGCGCAGCTATCACGTCAACCACTACAGGCGTTAAGCAACGGCTCGATGTGACGCTAGCAAGCGCCGCAACTGTGGGAACGGCAGCAGGGACGGCGGTTAACCTTGCTGGCGGCACTGACGGCACAAATGCGCAAATGCTTCTAACCGATGCTGGCGGGCGACTTATTGTCAACGTCAACAGCGCGGTGCAGATCGGCGACGGCACAAACAGCGCGGCGATTAAAGCGCCATCGACGGCGGCAGTAGCATCAGACCGCTCGCTTGTTGTTGCGTTGTCGCCGAACAACTCGATTGTCAACATTCCGTCGCCAAACGCATCAAATGGCGGTCATGCTACCGCGTTTACGGCGTTGTCTCTTGCCGCAACAACTGTCACGCAGATCAAGGCGTCAAACGCCAACATCGGGTCAATTAGCATCGCCAACAACGGCGCCGGCACGCGATGGGTTAAGGTGTTTCTGTTGCCATCCGCAAGCGTCACGATGGGGACAACAAATTGCTCGCTTAATTATCGGCTGGCAACAGGCGAATCGCGCGACATCATTTTTCCGCAGGGATTTCGCTCGTCGGCGGCGCCTAACACCGGCTTGAGCTATGCCGTCACGGCTGGGCAGGGCTTGAATGACAACACCGCAACGGGCCTGACCGTTGGCGATGTCGAGATTACGGTGGTGTACACCTAATGGCGATTGTCTCTTTCAATGGCGGGGCGCGTCCTGGTGTTGCATTGGCCGAAGTGGTCAACAGCAACAACTACACGCTTATTGTCCGCATTGCGAACGAGCCGGACGGCGGCTTTGAAATCGGTTTTAGCAACATGATCGATACCGCCATTGTTAAAGCCAACGCCAAAGGGCTTGCGCCGGATCTGTCAACCGCAATTGACGCGGCTTTTGCATGACGTTGCTAACCATCCTGTCACAGCAAGGGGCAGCGCCGCCCGAAATTGCGCCGCAGTTTTTTGGCGGCGCAAAATGGGTTTGGCCCAAGTCGCGCAGAGATCGCCGCTATATCGACGATGCGCCCGTTGAAGAGCCGTTGCCGGTTGTCGAAACGCCGCGCGCCAAGATTACGCTTGCACCCGCGCCAGCTTTCGACGTTGCTGGCGCCATCGCAGCGGCACGACAAGCCGCAAGAAGCGCCGTTAGCGACGAGGTGGCGCTACGCCGCGCCGAACGCCTGCAAGCCGCTACAGCGACCGCGCAGGCCGCTGCAATCGCCAAAGCCAAAGCCTCAGCCAAAGCTAAAGCCGACGCTGACGACGAGGCCGACATCGAAGCTCTTTTAATGGCGGCTTGGTGATGCTCGCCCGCAAGAATACTGCCGCGCCGACCCGCCGCGGATACACAGGCCAGGGTCAACCGCACCGGACGGCATCCGGGCTGGAGATGCGACCATGAGCGAAATGACCGTTGTCGAGAACCTTGCACCCGATCCGGTTGCCGAAGTCGAAGCCGTAACGACGCCGCCTGTGGAGGAATCTGCAGCGACGCCGGAAACGGTTGAAACCGAAGCGCCCGATGATGGCGAAGGCGACGAACAACCCCGTGACGAAAAGGGGAAGTTCAAAGGCGACGGCGTGCAAAGGCGCATCGATGAATTGACCCGCGCAAGGCGTGAAGCCGAGCGCCAGGTCGAGTATTGGCGTGGGATCGCAACTCAAACAGCGCAGGACGCACCGGCCGAAAAGCCGACACGCGACCAATTCGCCGACCCTGACGATTACGTCGAAGCATTGGCCGAATGGAAAGCCGAAGAAGCTGTTAGCCGCGTGCAACAGCAGCAGGCAAGCCAGGCGGCGGACAATGCCAGACAGGCGACATGGGCGGCGCGTGAAGCCGAGGCAAAAGCCACAATCGCGGATTACGACGCCGTAGTCCCGACATCGACCGTTCCTGTCAAGCCGCACGTTGTTGACGCGCTGATGGACAGTGAAGCGGGGCCTGCCCTCGTCTATCATCTCGCCAAGAATCCCGCTGTTGCGGAGCGCCTAAACGGAATGTCTCCAATGCGTGCGGCGATCGAGCTCGGCCGTCTCGAAACAACTTTGACGGCACCCGCTGTCAAAGCCCCAAGCAATGCCCCGCCACCGATCACACCCCTCAACGCACAGCCGTCTGGCCGTATGGTCGATCTGTCGAAAGCTTCGATGGAAGATTATATCGCCGAACGGCGGCGTCAGGGCGCTCGGTTCTAGGGCTTTTTCATAAGGAACCCCGATGTCAAACAGTCTTGCCTTTAGCTCGCTTGTCGCCAAAGAGGCGCTGGCGATCCTTGAAAACAACCTTGCCTTCGCAGCCATGGCCAATCGTGACTGGGAAGATGAGTTCGCTTCGAACCAGTCGCGCGGCTATTCGCCGGGCGCCACCATCAACATCAAGCGTCCGCCGCGCTATCAGTATCGCGCTGGCCGCGTTGCCGTTCCGCAGGCAACTGTGGAAACGACCGTGCCGCTGACGCTTTCGCAGGGCGGCTGCGATATCAGCTTCACCAACTTCGAGCGGACGCTGCAGGTGCAGCAGCTTTCGCAGAAGATCGCCGCCGCAATGGCGGTTGTAACCAACGAAATCGACCGGCAGGGCCTGCAGCTTGCACGCTTTGCCACGCCGAACGTCATCGGCACTCCCGGCACGCCGCCCAATACCGCGTTGCTCGCCACGCAGGCGTTCACCGGCATTGGTCAGCGTCTTGACGAAGCTGCGGCGCCGCGCGATCGCATGCGCGGTTTCATCATGAACCCGTCGCTTAACGCCTCAATGATCGTCGGCTTGTCGGGCCTGTTCAACAGCCAGCCGAAGCTTGCCGACCAGTACGGCAACGGCTTGGTTGTCGATAGCTTTGGCATGTCGGTTGACATGGGGCAGAACGTCGATGTTCACACCAACGGCACGCAGGCTGTCACAGGCACGGCAGTTGCGGCGGGCCTTTCGGGCGCTTCGATTGCTTGCACGGCTCTTGCTGGCACGATTACCCGCGGCAGCAAGGTGAGCTTCCCTGGCGTGTTCACTGTCAACCCGCAGTCGCGCACATCGACCGGCGTTGTTGCGCAGTTCACCGTGACGGCCGATCTGGCAGCGGGCGCAACCTCTATCCCGATCTCGCCTGCCATGGTGACAACCGGCGCCTTCCAGAACGTCAGCAACGCGACGACCGCCGCCAACTTCACCATCTTCGGCACGGCAAGCGGCAGCTACGGCTGCAGCGTCGGCTTCCACAAGGATGCCTTCACGCTGGCGATGGTTCCGATGACAACCCCGCCGCGCTCGACTGGCGTTGCATCGTCGATTGCGACCTACAAGAACATGAGCTTGAAGGTCACCGACTATTACGATGGCGTCAACGACAACTGCAACACGCGCATCGTCGTGCTGTTTGGATGGGCCGCAACCTATCCCGAGCTGGCATGCCTTTACGCCACTTGATGACCACTTTGGCCGGGTGGCAATCGTGCTACCCGGCCCCTCGTTTTGGGAGTTTTTAAAATGGCCGTTACTTTTCTTCGCTCGTATCAGGGCTATGCAACGGGCGCCGTTGTTGCCTTTGATGCATCCACTGAAGCCGCGCTTGTCGCGCAGGGCTTTGCCACTGTCGCAACCGGCGTGCCGACGCAAACCAACACTAACATTGGGATCAGCAGTCTCGGCGAGTTCACCATTGGCGGAAACGTCATCATCGACGAAACCGGCAGCGGGCTTGCGTCCCCGCTGGCTCCGCAGGGACCGCGTATTTGGGGCAATGGGCCGCTTTTGGCTTTTGCCGGTCT